ATAATACCTTCTGGAGACATTGTACGTCTTGGGTCTAACATTACTTCTGGTTCAGNCATTNNACGTCTTGGGTCTAACATTACTTCTGGTTCAGGCATTAAACGTCTTGGGTCTAACATTGGTTCTGGTGCAGGCATTGTACGTCTTGGGTCTAGCGGATTCATTACACGCTCTGGATCATCTGCTGGAATACCTTGTCCGGGAACAGGCATCCCCATTCTATCCATCATAAACAACATGGTTTGTGTTTTATCAGGAACATAATCAAAGAAAGTACCTTTAAGCATGCCTTCAGGCTGAAAGTCTCTAAATCTTTTTCTTTGCTCATTAGCCATAGCTTCTATTTGTTTTTGAGGATCATCAGGCATACCGCCTTCTTCAAATCTTTGTATTAATCCACCAATGTTAAAACCATCAGGACGCATATTGTATCCTTGTGGCAATACATCACCTTCTAACATCATTTGTTCGCCTTCAAAAGCAGAAGCTAAAGGATCACCCATAGGAATCATTCTTCTTTGCTCAGTTGGCATATATGGTCCTTCGTATTGAAATTCGCTTTCTTCTTCTTGTTTAATATCATCAAAAGGAACATACATTTCTCCAACCAAACCAGAACCTACAGAACCAGCTGTTTGTCCTATATTTTCAGGACTAAGAGCATCTGTTGCCATACCACCCATTCTTTGTAAAAAGCTAGGATCAGCAACTGGAGGAGTAATGGTAGNTGCAAGTCCTTGTGNNGNANTNGAGNNCCATNAAGCCCATTNCTGCAGTTCCACCTATTTGAGAAGGAGGNNGTNNAGNAGNAAGCNCTTGTGTAANNGNAGTANNNGCACCAAGCGATCCCATATTTCCACTTACTACAGTTTCTGGNAAAGCTTNANCAGCAGTTTTGCCTANATCTTTAAATATTTCACTTCCACCAATAGCTTTATCTATTAAACCACCAGTTATACCACCCATAAGACCTGCTGTAATACCTTCTTTAAGACTTCCACCTTCAGCTATTGTTCCAACACCAGTACCTAAAGCAGATGCAACCAAAGGACTTAGCGTACCTGCCATTAAAGAAGGAGCAGCCATAGAAAAAAGCAAAGGTAAAAATGCTTCTTTTTGTCCTGTGTCTGGATTAGTGGTTAATTCGCCTGTGGGCGACAGAGAAGCCAGCATATCAACTTCTATAGGATTCATGTGTACAAGCATAGTATCACCATATCTGCCCTTAGAAGCTAAATGGTTAGCTGCATCTTTAAGTGGATTTCTTTTATTCATTGTGGTCTCTCGTTAATCTGTTTCTAATACACTTATAAAAATATTAAATTTATTAGCTGAACTTGCAGTTAATTTTATTATATCAGCTTCATCTAATACTAAAACTTCGCCATTGGTTAAAAAAGCCTTGCGAGTCTCAGCAGCAATAGATTCTTTATCCCATGTTACTGTAACACTTTCGCTTGTATCTGTCATCTGAACAGTAAGCGTCATAGCACTGCTACCATCTATATTGTAAGCACTTAAAGTTTTAACAATAGCAACTTTATCGTTAGGAACTGTATAAACACTTGTAGCATCTGTGCTAGAAAGACTGGTTATTACATTTTTATAATTATTAGCCATTAAGATATATACCAGTCAAATGCTTGTTGAACAGACCTTATTTCATTTGGTGATTGTATTTGATTAAATTTTAATCGTAATTGATTAATTAACCTAAAAAAATAGTTTCGATCATATTCTAATTTAGGCAACTCTAATGGTTCTTTTACGTTAAAAGAATCGCTCATCTTCTACCATCCTGACGTATATCAAATCTAGTATCACCTAAACGCCAAAGATTATCTTCATCTGTACTTTCAACCCTAACTCTCATTTGCCTTGCTCTTGCCCTAACATTAGAAACACCTGTACTAGAACCAACTGAAGCTGTCGTTGCTGTTGTTAAAGTACCAAGTGGATAATTTCTTGTTTTAATTGAATAAGTTACTGTTGGATCAGTAGATGAACCATAAAATAAAACATCAGGTATTATCCTATTTATAAACATAAATTGATTGCCATCACCTGCATCAAAGTCTGCACTTTCTACAAATGCAGTCATTGCAGAACCATCTGCATTAGAACCTGTTTCATGGTCATATAAATAATTATTTGTGCCTGCAGCTAAAGGTGCAACAGTAGATGATCCAATATCAATCCAAGCTGTTCTATCCATATTTCCTATATGCCATACTTTATCTAAATAATTATATGTAACATAACGATCTATTTCTGTTGATGAAGAAGAACAATAAAACCAAGTTACTTCATTAAATTTTGCATTTTTTGCAGCAAACACTTTATAAACTTGAGAATAGTTAAAATCATCAAATACATATGCTCTAACAGTACAAGGCAAAGATTGAACACCGCCTTCATAAATATAAAAATTATCTTCATCCATAAAATATATGGAATTATTAGCATTAATAGCAGCTTGTGGTGAAACCATGCTTACAGATTGAGTAACTAAATTAACACCAAAAGTAAAAGGAGGTCCTATAAACTGAACAGCATATAAAGCTATATCTGTAAAAATAATAATTTCTTCTCTAGTTCTTGAAGCACCAATTATTTTAGAACCAGCAGATAATCTTATACTTCCTGCAGTATTTGTAGTTTTAGGTGTCCACATAGCAGCATCTTCTTGATTACACCATCTAACTAACATTGGGTCTTGAGTAGAAGTGCCTATTGTATTTGCTCCTAAAGCTAAAATATGTCTATCGGTTTCAGAAACAATAATTTGATTTGCTATTGTTGGAACATCAGATGCACCTGATAAACTTGAAAAATTTATTGATCTTGTGTTTTCTCCATTAGTTTTATCCCAATAAAATAAACCACCGCCTCTTGGATTAGAAATCATATCTTCTCCAAAATTATCAATAGTCCATAATCTTAATTGTGAAGAAAATCCAGAGGTTCCTCCACCCCAAGAACTTTCACCGAAATAACCAGAACCAAAACCAAAACCAGAAACATAATCATCTAGTCCTACATTAAGTTGATATGCTCCAACAACACTTGATCCACCATTTCCTGAATCACTTGCATTTGCTGTAACTGTAGCACCATCTGTGTCTTTGGCTTCAATAGTGTAACTGTTATCGTTTACAATGGTTGCTATCTGATATTCTTGATTTAAAACATTAGCAACAATGTTGCCCCCTAAACTAGCTGCTCCACTAAAAGTTACAAAATCATTTTTTACAGCACCATGTGCTGTATCAGCTACAGTAATAGTTGCGTCACCATTTGACGCTGAAAATGTTACATCACCAGCAGAAGTAGTTGCTCTTATAGGTGTTATATCATAATAACTAGAACCTTTATTTAAATACAATTTTAAATTAGTTCCTAAACCTATAAACTTATCTGAATCTAAAGCAACCCATTGATGTAGTTTTCTACAAATACCTAAAAAAGTATTAAGATTATTTTTTACCCAACCACCTATTTTTTCAGGTCTACCTGATCTAAATCTAATTTTATCGCAGTCATACCATCCTCCTTCATTGCTGTAAGAAGTTCCTTCTTTATTAATTCCGGGTTGAAAAGTGTATCTTGATAGAGGCACATCAACCTCCAAAAATTATTGATGCCATACCTACAATTAAAGTAATTAAGGTAGCTAAAATAAAATGTTCTATTCTTTTTACACGATTTAACATTTCAAGCCATCGTTCTGCACAAACCGCTTCATGTTTTTCTATTCTTGTATGCACATTTGAAATCCTAGTATTTAATTCAAATTCTATATCTGAAACTTTACTCATGTTGCCGGCTCTACTTCCCAACAATTCAAGTTTGAGGCAACTGTTCGTCTTTCGCCTTCGCCTTTAAATGGATAAACCATGTGAGACAACCAAGAAGGAAATAAATACAGTTTTCCGACTTCAGGTTGTACTTCAAAACTTTGTGGTGGTCTTAATCGTTCTACGTTCATTATCTCATTACGACCATAGTTAAACGCTAGATATCCATCACACGCACCAGACGCTTCGTATTTGTTATACATAGGACTACCAGCAGCAGGTTGATCTAGTATTTGTTGGGGTACTTTAGTCCAACAAGTTGTCGATATTCCCATAAGTGTTTTAGTGCCGTGATCGTGTATTGGGTTGTAGTCCCCTGCATAACTGTGTACCGACCAAGTTTCATCTATCGCAACTTGTCTATTTTTAGGTAAAGACTGTCCTGTGCTTTTCATAAAATGATTGATGTATTCAGCACCTAAACTGGTTATAAACTTAGAATATTGTCTAACCTTTTCATGTTCTGGGTCCATGTTTAATTGCTCACCATGAGCAATCTGCCCTACCAATGAATGAGCCAATGATTCTTTATCTGCTTGTTCTCTAAGATCGTCAAGATAAGTATTTAAGTCCTCAACCATGCCATCTGGCATACGGGTCTCTAATACGAACACCGCAGGCATTGTCCAGATATTAACATCAATATCTGTTCCCTCTACAGGTACTGCCTCTTTGTCAGCCATGTTTTAGCTAGAAGGTACTGCAAAGTCGTTGTCTGGTACTGCTGATGCAGGTGGATTTGTAATTACTGAATCCACTTGACTCGCAAAAACACCATCCCATTTTGCAGTATCGAACATTGCAGTTAATGCTGCTAGGTTAAATGAACTTTTTGCTGCTTTAGTAAAATCACCATCTGCTGCAACTGCTACAGTATGGAAAGTATTAGTGTAATAAGTCGCATCGCCTTCGCTGTCATTTTCATACTTCATAGACAAATGCCATTCTTCCACTTTACTAGATTTTACATGAGGGATTGCTTTTACAAGCGTTTTAGTTACTGCCATTTTTTATTCCTCGTTATTTGTCACACTTTTCATGTGATTTAGATTTTAATTCCTCAACATCTGCTGAGAGTTCTTGGACTGCTTTTACAAGCATTGGTATCAGACCACCTTTTGCAATTTTCTGCACTTCGTCATCGCCTGTTTTCCAAATATTTTGACCATCTTTTACGTCATCGTGTTTGTCTATAACTGCTTTAACTTCTTGTGCAATAAAGCCGTGATACTGTACACCATATTCTAAACCGACACTTGGTTCATTAGAGCCTTTTTTATACTGTGGCATATCCGTTGGAACGTCTTTCTTTTTCTTCCATTGATATGTAATTGGTCTGAGTTCGTTAATAAATTGAAGTCCTACTGTCGCATCTTGTACGTTTTCTTTTAGCCTTTCATCCGAAGATGCTGCCCAAGATTCATCTGAACCATTTAAATCAATTTCAACTTTATTTCCGTTATAACCGAGCGTTGCTCTTGCATCACTTGTACCAGCAGTATTTTGACCAAGAACTAAACGACCAGTAGCACCGCCTGTTCCTGTATCTGCGGTTGAACCTATTACTGTATTTGAGTTGCCTGTAGTTTGGTCATCACCTGCTCTTTTACCAATCATGGTATTGTCTGTGCCTGTGCTG